CGGTGATGTTGACATTGGAGTGAAATTGTGATTTAACGTGTTAGCAGCATCTTCCCGTGTAACAACACCAACGAAGATGCTCTACATTTTTGTGTCGTATCGAACGAGGTTCGTCGTACACTCTAGGAGCTTAGCCGTTACTGAGCATGTTGCTATAGAGACATGTTTGTGACCACCTAATGCAAATAGACCCGAAAGAATAAGGAGATACGTTAGCCATTATTAAGGAGAAATCAAAATGGCTTTTGCAGCAGCCTCTGGCTATACCAATTTAAGTGGTGGTGCGTGGTCGCCCATCATCTATTCCAAGAAGGTTCAACTGGCCTTCCGCAAGTCGTCCGTCGCCCAAGCGATTACCAACTCCGAATACTTCGGTGAAATCGCCAACATGGGGGATTCAGTTAAGATCGTTCGTGAGCCGGAGGTAAGCGTGCAGGCTTACGCCCGTGGTACTCAAGTGACCGCTCAAGACCTCGAAGATAGCGATTTCACCCTTGTCGTTGACAAGGCCAACTACTTCGCTTTCAAGGTTGACGACATCGAAGCAACTCAGTCGCACATCAATTGGATGTCTTTGGCATCTGATCGTGCTGCCTATCGCTTGAAGGACCAGTTCGACCAAGACGTTCTCGGCTACCTCGCTGGTTATCAACAGTCTGTGTTGCATGGCAGCGCCGACACCGCCCGCACTACCTTCCCTGGTACGAAGGCTGTTTCGACTGCTGGTAACGACGAACTGCTGACGACGATGAAGCTCATCAAGAGCTCGTTTGGCAACATCACCACAGCCAGCGCCGGTGATCATTCGATTCCCATTGCAGCGCGTCTGCCTGGGGTCACGACGATGCCGACTGATCTGGTGTCGCCGTTGATGATCATTGCTCGTATGTCGCGTCTGTTGGATCAACAAAACGTTGACACCAATGGTCGTTGGCTTGTGGTTGATCCGGTGTTCGTTGAAGTGCTGAAGGACGAGGACAGCCGTCTTCTGAATGCAGACTTCGGTGGCTCTGGTCTGCAAAACGGTCTTCTGTTGAACAACCTGCACGGCTTCAAGGTCTATGTGTCGAACAACCTGCCGAAGGTTGGCACTGGCCCGGGTACGACAGGCACGGCTAACCAGAACAGCAACTTCGGTGTCATCGTTGCCGGTCACGACAGCGCTGTTGCTTCTGCTGAGCAGATCAACAAGACTGAGACCTACCGCGATCCGGACTCGTTTGCTGACATTGTGCGTGGTATGCATCTCTATGGCCGAAAAATCCTCAGAAGCGAGGCTATCACGACCGCCAAATACAACGTGGCCTAGTCTTGAATGTTCCCTGACGTTTCTGATACTCATCCTATTAGGAAAGACCGCACCTGTATAGACTGCGGTCTTTACAAAAGATATACGGAGTTTCCGTATCAACGGCACCCTAACTCTCCTGAAAAATATGCTGCTTTACCGCGCTGTAAGCCCTGTCAATCAGCTTGGAAGAACAAGAGTCATATTAAAAGGAAGTATGGTTTGTCTTGGGAGGAGTATGTGTCAATGATGGATAAACAACAAGGTAGATGTTTACTTTGTGGCTCCGAAGGGAGCGGCAAAGATAACAAACTTGTTGTTGATCATGATCACGACACCGGAGAAGTCAGGGGACTTCTGTGCTGGAGTTGTAATGTTGGTATGGGATTGTTCAAAGAAGACATTGATCTTCTTCAGAAAGTCATAAAATACATCAATCGTGAATCGATTGAATGAATGAAAGGAAACCATAATGGCTACTATTGATCTCTCTAACGGCTTAGGCGGCGCTCCTCGTCCGGTGCGTTCGCTTACGAACATTCCGTATTTCGTTGAGCAAGAAATTGACTGGGCTGTTGCAGCCACTACTAAGGCATCTGCTCTGGCTGCTGCTGACGTCATTGAAGCTATCGATGTTCCCGCGAACACGATGGTGCTCAATGCTGGCATTGAAGTCACTGCTGTTGCTACTGGCGAGTCCAACGACAACACCCTTGATCTTGGCATCACTGGTGTTGACGCTGACTGCTTCGTTGACGGCTTTGACCTTGACGCTGCTGCTGCTGGTGCTTATGCACAGAACGCTGCTGCTTATCAGCCGCTGATTGTTGGTGCTACTGCTGACACCATCGACGTTCTCATTGCCACTGCGACCACTGCCCCCACTGGCGGCAAGATTCGTGTGTGGGCGCTGTTGTGCAACATCGATGCTAAGCCCGCTCCTGGCGGCGTTGACCGCGACACACTGGCTTAAGCTGGTATAACGGGGGAGTCGGGACAGGTCTGTCCTGTCTCCCCTTTTTGTTTTCTAAGGAACTGATATGCCCATCACACAAGCTATGTGCAATTCGTTCAAGACTGAGTTGCTTGGTGGCACTCACGATCTTGACACCGACACCATCAAGATTGCTTTGTTTACAAGCTCTGCTACTCTTGGTGCTTCTACAACAGCCTATTCCACTTCTAACGAAGTGTCTGGTACAGGCTACACCGCTGGTGGCAATACGCTGGCTGGAGCAGCCATTTCGTTGAGTGGCTCTACAGCCATTGTTGACTTCACTGACACAACCTGGTCCAGTGCCACCATCACTGCCAGAGGGGCTCTCATTTACA